ACAAGTCGGAATCCATTATCACTACCAAACCTTTCGTATCCTTGATCTTGTTTTGCCACAAGAAGTTTAAAGAATCCACAACCAATCTGGACACTTCTTTAGTATTATCTCCATGATTTATTCGCAAACATTCAACACCTTCTTCTAAACACTCCACCTCAATTCCTCCGGGATTATCAGATAAATAATATGGGTTATTTACAACTACCCATCTAAACTCGTCCTTTAAATACTTTTTAAAACATTCTTTTTGAAGTTTTATAAAGTCAGGTCTATTAGAATAAAGTGTAAATATTGTTACCTCCATTGGTTTGGTGGAGTACTGTTATGTTCTATGTCGTACTTCCGATGACAACTTGTACACATCCTTATATAATCACTTAAAACTCTTCGGTATTTATGGTCAACATTTGACCACTCAAGTCTTTTATTGCTTTGCCCACAATCATTGCATTTTTCCGGATATTTTTTATGCTTTCTGACCCAATAATGTATGTTAGGGTAAGTTTCCTTTAAAATTTGACCCCTAAAGTATCCACGCCCCAATTCTAGCCCCTTGGTGTCAAGTTTAATTTTTAATTCCTTGTCGTATTTTAAGTTCTTATTCCAAGGTATATTACCTTTTTGGAATTTCTTTTTATGAGGCAGTTGTATTTTCCTAAATTTAGATTTCCTTTCGATTCCGAATTTGACAAAACGTCGTCTTAATGTTTCACGAGTATAACCATATTTATTGGCCAAGTAATCAAGTGAGAAATCACCTTGCAAATATTCTTTCGCAATACTATTTATATCCACATAGCCATTGTGCCACAATGGCTATTACTTGTCAATATTAGATTGCTTTACTACTATATTGGCACTATTTGTTAATTTCTTCTTAAACATTACAAATCCGGCCTTATCGAGTTTTTCTGCAACCGGCTCGCGCTCTTCCGATTCAAGAAGCCGCCAAAGGTCTTTTGGATCCTTAACGTGTGGATTCTGTTCGATCGGAAGTTGCATTTTGTACTCGACTAACTTTCTTTTATTTATGCGCTTTACTAAATAATAAAGTTCGTCTAAATAAACTTTATCTTCTATCTCGGTTTTCGCCCAACCATACTCGCTGGCCAAAATGTCTATTGCCCACCAGAACCATTCGAGTTGGTCTGGGTTGGTTGCGCTGTCGTCGAGCGGGCGCTGATTTTTTTTATGTTTTCAAACACTTTTGCGTAGTTATTTATTTCAAAAAACGCAACGGCAATATCTGTTAGTTCATCAAGCCCTAACTCTTCTATCTCTTCTTTTGGAAGATCAGTTGCAACTTGGACTATAGATATTATGTCCGGATAAGCGACCGTGACCAGAAACGGCAATTTTTCAATTACCTGCTCCGGTGTTAATCCGCCTATTGCGCCAACGTGTTTGGGTAATTCCTGAATTGCGCCTAATAACTCGGCGTATTTTCTAAGAGGAAGTTTCTTAACTTCTATTTTTTTATCGTCTAATTTAACTTCTATTGATTTTTTCAAACTTGAAGTGGCGGGTTATAAAAACCACTATTGCCAAAACAAGTCAGAGTTATGCAGTCGAATCGCCTATTAGGACAAGGTAGTTACCATCTGATTTAGTTTCGTCCAATAGGGCAACGAATGTAACCTCAATAACTTTTTCCTCGTCGACCATATGGCCGAGTGTTATTTGGCTATCAACGTATGCTTTATGCAAAACCACGTCAAATGCTCTGGTACCTTCCCCTATGGGGTGCAGGACTAATTGCGCGCTGTCTACCTTTGCGGCCTGTCCGGCACTTGCACCGATTGTTATTCGGGCATTTGCCGCGCCGGCGAAAGTCGCTTGCGGAATAGCATTGCGAAGATTCGCAATTGTAAATTCTGCCAACGGAACCTTTGCCGAAAGTTTCTCTCCAATGAGATACTTTTCAACTGGGGTTTCACCATACTTATCAACCGCAACGTCTTTGTAGACCGGTTCATAAGATAGCTCTACGCCGCCCTTGGTATGCCCAAGATCGACACCGTTGAAGGTAACGCTACAAACTCCAACTTTGACTTTGGAAATATCACCCACTTTTCTCACCCCCTTTCACTGTGAATTTTTCTTTCAAATCTTCCATAAATTCTTTTCCATGCTCTCTATACCGAAAATTAAAAACGCTTAATTTCCAGCAATTCGGACAATTAAAAATAAACAGCCCAACCTTAATATTCTCATAGCCAATTAGCCTTCGGCAAGAATCATTTTTACAACGTAATTCTTTTACATTATTATTATCTATTTTTATAGCAAATTCATTACCCATTTTACCGTGTCCTCGCTTTAAAATTTATGCTAAATTCATCAAACCCTGCTTCATTTCTGCCAATATGCCCACCTTCTGCTACCGCCAGAATAAAGTAAAAATAGGTACTGCCGTAAGTAACATTGGCCTTTTGGTGCAAAGCGGCTCGTACAGAATCCAAAAGCGTCTTACCGGCAGAATAAGTAACCGCTCTTATAAATATCTGGAATGTCGGCTCTTTGGTCGGAATATAACCGTCCGGCTGT